TCATGATTTCGCCTTGGAAAGTAGCTCTGACTTCTTCTGCCCCCCTGCGGTGCTACCAAAGTAGTACGCGATGATGCTGGTCCAGGCAGTGCCAAGCGAGCCCAGCAGGATATACAGCGGCTCCTTGCTGGCTGGGGGGATCTCGGCAAACACCATCACAGACAGCATTCCGAAAAACCCCGCCGTCACTAGGTAGGCCAGGATGCGCGGCGTCCAGTCCTGGCGCTCTACCTCCCTTTGGCGTGCGCTGGCTCTGTCGTCCGCCTCGATCCTTGCTAGGTCTGCCTCACTCTTGAAGCCAAGTTCCGCCATGCGCGCAGCGAAATCCTGCTCTGCCTTCTTGAGCTGAAGCAGCGTATCAGGGCTAGCGGTGGCCAACTTCTTGGCGATCTCGGCGTCCGTGGCGCCATCTCCCAGGCCCAGCGCTGCGGTAATCGCAGCCACCGCACCGCCAGCCAACGGGCCGCCCAGGGCGGTAGCAAGCATCGGCGCCAGGTTGCCCAGCGCGCCTTTCCAATCGAAGTTCATGCGAGATCCTCTGCGGCGTACCGCAAGTTTGCAACCACGCGCCGGGACCAGCCCTTACCGAAGGTTGGCCACGTATTCAGGTTGGTGTAGAACTGCTCACGCTCAGCGTTAAACAAGAAAACCAAAGCTGCGGCGTTGAGGCTGTTAACCGCCGCCAGAGTCCTGGGGCCGATCACGCCATCAGCGGTTACGCCTGCCGCCCTCTGCAAGAACTTGGCGGCCTGCCCAACCCCATGATTGACTGCGGCGTCAAATACTTGGAAAGCAACCGATGGTGGCATGATGTCGGCCTTTACTTTCTCCCAGTATTGCTCGCGATAAATTTCCTTGGCTGTATTACGAGACATATCCCGCATAGGTGCCGTGTAGCCATTGGCGCGCGCCACGGCGACAGTAATTCCCCAGTTCGTTTCCCCGCCAGGATCGCTGGGATGGTTCACGTATCCACCCTCATGCCCGAGGAGCCGGTCAAACGCTCGATCAAAGTTCATTTCAGAAAGTCCTTTGCATGGCGCAGCACCATCCATAGAAGGCCGACAAGCGCCGCCCAGGTGCTGCCTTTGAGTAGATGGGTGATCACCTCCCGGCGGATCTGGCGTCGCTGCTCTTCTCGCTCAATCACAAGTTCGTGATAGCGGCGGTGCCCGTCGTAGTCACCACCTGGGAAACCAGTCCGTACGCTGGCAGACACCGCAAGCATTTCCTTCTGTAGAGCGTCGAATTTCGCGTCCGTCTCTCGGCGCGCATCCGCCTGCATCTCATGCAGTGCGGCCAAGATCGCCTTCGCGTCCTGGCTCAGTCCTGGGGCTTCAACTGTCACGCCCTTTCTCCGTTGTCCTCAGGCATAAAAAAACCCGCCGAAGCGGGCTGGTTGCGTGGGCCTTCGTCAGGCTTGGATTTGCATTGCAGCGTCGAACAAAGCATCCAGTTGCTGTTCGCTCCACCCCAGCGCAGCCGCGCCAGCTGCAAGCGTCGGACTCGTTCGGCTGAACTCCGTAGCGGTCTCGAACGCCAGCTTGTGCAGCGGATCCGTGCCGGGGTCGTTGGCCCACGCCGTCACGGCTTCGAGCAAGCCGGCCTGAAGCAGCGCCGCCAGGGCCTGGAAACGGGAAACGGAAACCGGCGCCACGGCTGGCACGTAGTCGGCGTACTGTTGTTCCAGGTCATTGGGCGCGGGACCATCCAGCCAATCCACATCCGCCAAGCCGCCGCCTTGCGGCAGCTGCCACTCGCGACCCGGATAGACAGACAAGAGGAACTCGGTGATCTCTTTCATTGGGCCACCTCCGTGACGGTGTAGTTGATCGTCTCGGTGCGAACTGCCGAGGTGGCCTGGTTCGTCCAGGAGTAGAGCAGGAACCGCCGCTCCGCCAGCGACGTGTTGGCCAAGTCCGGAACGAGGATGTGCCCCATCGCCTCGAGCCCCATTCCGGAGCCGCCCGACATGTACGAATACAGAGACCGTAGCCCCGTACCGATAGGCGTCGGCGTACCTGTCGTCTCATATATGCGCCAGCTGCCCAGCGGATTGCCGGCGCTCGGCGCGATACCCGCGTAAAAGTTGCAGTTGAGGACGAGAATCGAATTTGTCGACTTGGGCTTGACTGTCAGCGTCACGGCCTGGGCATTCCCCGGCGTGGTGGAAGTCCGGGTCGATCCAGTGGTAGTAAAGCTGACCTGCTGGATGATTTCCCCGGACAAATGGCTGCGCGTAAGACACGTCCATATCCCGGCGCCAGAATTCAAAAACTCATAGATATCGCCTGCCCGCACGATCAAATCTACGTCATTCGGAAGAACCAACGAAGATGAATGCTTCAGTGTCAGCGAGTTTTGGAATTTCAATCGTACAGCGCGGCCTTCGTACACATCCGAAAACGCCGTGATAGTCGTTGTCCCGGTCACCACAAAGTACGCGCCCTCAACTGGAATAGGCAGCGTTGCTGAAGATGCAATATCGCTGCCTTTCGTCAATTGCTCCCACCTCAACGCGTTCCCACTGCCTTGCGGCTGTCCGAGCAGCAGGAGGCGGTTGTTGTTCATAGGCAGATCGGCGAGCATTCCGCCGCGTCCGCTACGATCCAATGAGTTTCCGATCTCGTTCGCCATGTCGGTGCGAAGTGCATCGAAGTCGGCAGGCGCCGCTAAAGCGCCATTCGGGCCGGCTGGATTCCAAGAATTGACCTGCGGCGCATAGTTGCCGTTGTTGTCACGGGGCATCGCTTGCTCCAATAAAAAAGCCACCCTTTTGACGGGTGGCTATACTGAACTGATGGAAAATACCTATCCGCCCTACCATGGATGATCAGAGCTCAAGAATCGCATTTACCGCCGCCTTCTTTGCCGCGCTTCCTTTCGTGCGAGACTGGTTGCGAAAACTATTTCCAAAGGGGATCTTGTATCCTGTTGGAAAATTAGTCGGAACTACCGGCAAGTACGCCAAGATATCCTGTAGGAAGTTGGCGCAACGCTTCGGCAAGCCGCTGCGCTGACGCTGGCCGATTCATCACTGCCGCAGTGGCCGCGCGACTGAGCCCAGGCAGATAAGGAACCGACGCAGCTCCCAACGCAACAGGAATCGCGGGGTTAACAAGGCCCGCTCCTATCGCACCAGTATTCAACATCAATCGCTCTGCGGTTCCTGAGTCGGGGATTCGCGCTGACATGCGATCCTGCGCGGCATCAGACAAATCCTGCATCAGCGCGCTGCCCCTGCTGTATGCCCGCCGCCGCACCGTCCTGTCGGACTGCCTAATTGCCTGCGCCAGCTGTTGCGGGGTAAATACCCCATCATGCGCACCAATTCTCCCTGCCGCGCTTTCCAGCCTCACCAAGTTTGCATATGCAGCATTCGCCGCTCTAAGTTGTCTAGCATGCTGCGGATTCAGCCTTACCAAGTTCTCCCTCAAGCCATTCAGGGCTTCACGTAGGCCATCTGCAACATTGCGCTGGTTAACGTCTGTTGCCCTGGCGTATTTCTGAATCCGATTCCCCAGTTGCTCTTCAACAGCTTTGAAAGTTCTGCCATCTACGTAGCGACCAGCTGTCAATGGCCTCACGACCTCGTTTCTGAGCTCATTCTGCAACTGGCGCGCCTCTCGCAGTGGCAAACCACGCCCGACACGATTTATTTGTCTCAGAACATCTGAAAACTGCTGATCTGGCGTAAATCGAACTTGAGAAAGCACGTCATCATAGGCTTGACTGACTTTTTTGGCAGCGTCCTCTACTGCCCTACGCCCAGTTGATGCAGTGCTTTCGCCGATCGGAGATAGGACCCGGTTGTACACTGCTCGATTCAGTGACTCGTTTGCCCTGCCGCGCGCTCCACGAATAGCATCGCCAAGAATTGGCGCGCTCATGGCCCTATCTTCCATCCGCATCAGCGCGCCGCCCAGCGCCTGCCCAGGAGTCAACTCGACACCTTCACGGACAAGCGTCTGCGCCGGACTGCTCGGCAAAGATGCGCGCGGAGAGACAACCCTTGATACTCCGCTGATGACCGCGGGCGCTATACCGCCGATGGCTGCGCCCAATCCAGCCTGCGACAACTTCTCTCCGCCGAAATCCTGCTGAGCTCGGCCGCCTGTAACAGGCTGAAGTGCGCCAGCTACGGCGCCCTGAGCTGCGCCAGCGCCCATTCTGCCAAAAAGACCCGCTCCACCGGCCGGCATCGCCATCATGGCAGGAGCGATACCAACAATGTTGCCAGCCATCCTGGCCCAATCCATTCCATCCCCGCGCCCAACAGCCTGCCGTGCAGCCTGGTACGTCGCTTCCCTCTCATTGATGGCCGAATCGATGCCTTCGACGCCATCGCTTCGCGCCACTGGCAAGCCAATATCTGATAGGTAGTTGCCGAATTGATCAACTGCACGCCCCACAACGTCAGGGACTGCGCGACGCAGCATTTGTGCGCCTGCGTCGATTGGATCTCGCAAGCCTTGAACGATAGCCGCTCCTATGCCTCCGTTGTCTGAGTTAATGGCTTGGGGGCCGGTCTGGCCAGCAGAAGCTACACTGTCAGCCACCGGATCTGTATCCCACCAGTTAGCTACGCTGGATTGCTGCTGAGCATCTACCGCCTCATCCGCCTCCCACCAGTTACCAGGATCGCCAACCGTTGCCGCCTGAGCGGCTGGAAGCAGAAAATTCATGGCTCGTTCCGTCCATGAATCACGACTTTCATATGCGGGCACTCCGGGGCGAAGGAACTCATCTGTGAATACGCGCCCGGCCGTCATAGCGTCCGGCGCCTTGCGTAGGTTATCCAGAACCCGGCCCTCTGGCGTACTCGTGAGCTCGTGCACCAGGAAGCCGTAATTTGCCTCTGGATCGGTAACGTCCAACCCCTTACCCGAGGCAAATTCCTCAAACTGACGACGCCGTGGCCCAGTCCATTGCGCCCATCCGAAGCCACCACGCGATCCGGGAACGACTGGCGAAGCCTCATTTATCGCCTGCAAGCCCGCGCTTTCATGCCCTAGTTGCCCAACGATTCCTGCTGCCTGCTGCGGGGTTATCTTCAGATCCTGGGCCAGACGTCCGATCGTCTGCGGTGCAAGTTGATCCCAAGCCATCACGGAACCCTCCGAATCGTTCCATCAGGCGCCCTATAAGTCGAACCGCTGGGTAGACGTTGCCGCTCCTGTGACGTTCTAGGCTGAGGAATATCGTCATGCTTCCCTCGCGAACCTTCATTTCCAGGCGGCGTCATATTCGCCTTCCGGTAGGCGCGGTTCTTTGCGGACACCAGGACTTCGCGCAGCTCCCTCATAGACTCCTTGAATGCTGCCTCAGACTGGTTTTGACTCAAGCGAGCGATAGCGTCGGTAGCCTTTTTCCCCTCGACTTCTGTAATCTGACCACCGCCCTTCAGACTCTCGAAAGCCTGAAGGAATGCTTGGCCTTGAAGCTGATCAAGTCGAGAGGCGAAGTTTGCTGCTTCGGTCCCAGGAACGTAGCTCCAACCTGGCACACGCATGCCCACAGCGCTACTCAGGCCCGGGTGGTTAGCCAGGCCATCAATGGACTGGATCATGGCATCTGCTTGTTCGAGCACTCGCGGCAACGACTCTCTTGCCTCGACCGTCGCTTCGGACGGCCGATAACCCATGCCACCGCCTCCCGCCTGTCCTCCAGCCATCGGCGCCTGCGACTCTACCGGACCTTCGCGAAGAGCCGATGCCGCCATGTCAAGCGGCATCTTCCTTGTCCCGCCTTGACCGTCTGGAACATCCACCAAGGTATAGGGCGCCGAAGCACTTTCACGTGCTCCGGTAATCGCCGCCTCATTTCCGGCCTGAATGTCGCGATATCCGGGCACCGGGAAGGCCTGAACCGACCCATCATTGCCCATGCGCATTTGCACGCCATCCTTTCCGGCCTCATTCAGGAAAGGCGCCGAGATCAATTGGTTGCGCGCCTCGGGTGAAAGATGAGAAAGATTCCTTTGTTCGTTCGTCAGCTTGTAGTTGTCCGCAGAAGCCTTGAAATAGCCCTCCGGCCCCATGGCTTGGTATGCCATCATGGAGCGCTGAGGATCCCCAGGGAACAGAAGCGGCATTTGCGACTCGCCGCTCAGCCCTGCGGCAAGAGCCTGAGGAGATGCGCCAAGGCCAAACTTCGCCATGTCCCCTTGCTGTTGCAACCCTTGAAGTTCTGCGTACTGATCTGGCAGCTTATCCAATCGGTTGCTGGCGTCGAACTGCTGCAATGCTTGTCCTAAATACTGCGTCCAGCTAGGAGCCACATAATGCCCAGACACCATTTGTCCTTGCAGCGGCTGGTTCGCCGTCTCAAGATCTTTAGCAGCGGATTGTGCCTGCTGTTGTAGGCGAAGCTGCCGGGCAAGTAGGTCAGGCGAAAAAGTCGCAGGCGCGAATTTCTGTTGTCCGTTCATATTTCCAGTTCACCCGAAAAGGCCGCCTAGCAGCCCACCACCAACTCGGCCAAGCAGCCCGCCCAGTGGGCCGCCGAAGTAAGATCCTGCCGCGCCACCAATTTGGCTCAGACCTCCCATCATTCCTTGGCGTTGCATTTGTCCTGCGTTATATGCCCCAAGGTCGCCCTTGTACGTATTCCCAGCCGCCCCAACGAGATCAGGAGCTCCGGTGGTAGCTTGCTGCGCATACCCCGGAAACTGCATGGCAGAAGAGCCACCGAGCAACGCGTTGAACTCGCTGAGCGGCAAGCCTCGGGCATAAGATTGCTCTTGCATCGCTTGGTTGCGCAGCTGGTTCATCTGATTGAACGTCAATCCTTGCTGCTGCATCCCCAGGCCAATACCGGCCAAAGCCGCCTGGTTCGCCGCGTCGTTGCGTTGCTCTCCAAATCGAGACAACTCCCGAGAATAAGCATTGGACCCTTGCGCGATTCCTTGGTTGGCCATCTGCGCCCGCAGGCTTTCGTATTGGCGATCAAGCTCTGGATTGATCCGCTCCATAAGCAGCTCAGTTGCATTGTTCGTCGCCAGATTGGGATCGTAAGCCGAGCCAGCCTGAGGCAAGCTGCTGAGATCAAAAGGCGTGCCCATCTGCTGCAAGACATTCGCATACAGCTTCTGGATTTCCGGGGAGAACTGCATGCTCTGCGTCCACTGATCCCCGCCAGTGTAGAAATCGTTGATATTCGGTGCCGCAGGAGCTGCCCCACGCGACGAACCAGTAGCCCGATTCAGCGACGACGTTGTAGAAGAACCAGGGTCGTAGAATGAGTCGTTCCAGACAGCACTCGCCCGCCCTGTGGGTTGACTCGGCGACGACCCATATGCCTGCATAGCCTGAGTGTAGGCCTGCATCGCGCGATCGTACCCTGCTTGATCAAACGTTCGATTGTTCGACCACGTCAGGCTGCCGTATGGCGTAACCTGGTTGACGCGGTTTGCCTGCGCAGCCTCTCGGGCAAGCTGAAGCTGAGTCTGTGATTGCTCGCGAGCCAGTGATTCGTAGTTCGGAGTCTTCGGCGCACTCCCCTTTCCGCCTTGCGGCAGGATTCGACCAGAGGCGCCGCGCCGAAATGCGCGCTCCGGAAGATCAGGAATTCCCAGATTTGCAAACGTGCTCATAAGGCAGATCCTTAAGCCAGCGGCACTTATCCGCTGTCATCTTGTAAACAAGGAGGTCACCGTCCGGATGAGCGCCATGAAGGATTGCTTCCAGCTCAAAACCAAGGTGTTCATCAAACTTTCTTGCGGCTTCATTGCTTGATGCAACGATGCCGGTAATACGCTTCACCTTCAACTGGCGAAACGGGTAATCAAAAATTATTGAAAGGAAATCTCTCGACAGCCAGCCACGACCATCGCCTGCGATGTGACAGAAGACATTGGCCCCGTTGAACTCCTCATACAGGACACCTGCAACAATCTTTCCATTGACTACTCGGCCGATTGCGCTGCATGTACCGGGAACGTACGACTTACCCACCCGGCTACAAACCCATGGCCCGACGACTTCCGCATCAAACGTGATCACAGCAAGCCACCTCGGCTGAATACAAAGTCGGTCGCCGCCCATTCGACCTGAGCTCCGTTGTTCTGCACTTTCATGCGAACAGCCGCAGCCTTGTACATACCTCCGACCGTTGACCATTCGGTAGCAGACCTGAACGAGCCTCCCCAGTACATGTCCCCCCAGTACATTTGCCCCCAAATCATTTCTTCGGCTGGGAAGAATGGCAGCGTTCCTTCTGGGTCGCGCGGCACGTAATCCCCATTGAGCCCAACTAGAATCCCTGGGCGTCCTGTCGTGCGTAGATGGGGCCTAATTAGGGTGAAGTACTTAGTTTCCGCTGGGGCCTTGAAGTAGTTGAAGGCTGAAAGCACATCAGCCTCGATGTTTGCTTCCGCGTCGGTGCGCCCAGCCCAAGCCCGGCGAACTGCTCCGTTCGTGCCGAAGAACACCCCCGCCTCGGTATCGATCCACGTCAGCGCCGGCCATCCAGAGAACTTAGTCCACGCGCCAGTTAGCGTATTCATCGCGTACTGGCAGTTGGCGGATCCGGTCTGACCATCCGCTGGGATGTTCAACATCAATGCCGTGTTGTCCGGAGATAGGCACAGCTCCCACCCAAAATTTGGGCGGTATGACGTTACGGCTTGATTGATGCTGTTCTGGATCTTGTCCGTCAGCGCAACGCGACGGTCTACCTCCGAAGAAAGCAGCCCTTTGCCCAGAGGGAAAATCCCATCTTCGCAAAGGATTACCAGGTCTCCTCCAAACTTGATAGCCGGTCTCTGCCCAATAGGGCGACCCAAATAGAACACGCCGATGAGCGCCCAGGCGCTAGCGTCACCCGGGTCGTAGCCTGAGAAAACGGCAACCTCACCGTTGCTGGTAAGGATCACTAGATGGTCATCGGACCCATTGCCGGCGTCAATAGTCCACGTCTTAGCGGTCACAATGTGGCCGCCTCGCTGGAAAATCTGTCCCATCGGGATATCTACAGCAGCCCCGCCAATGCTCGCGACAGGCAAATACCACAAGTTCATCGAGTTGCGCTCGACCAGGTACATACGGCCTTTGAAGACGCAGCCGTCGATCAACCTGGTGGTGTCAACTCCTGTAATGGCCGGGGTGCTTCCAGCATCAATAGACTTCCACTCTGTCCCGTCGTACATCAACGGCTTATCGATGCCGTTGAACAAATACAGAAACGATCCTCCTGCCGTGGTCATCATTACCGATTGCCATCGGCTAGATTGCTGGCCACTTACAACTGCGGCGCCAACAGGCCCCTGTGACGTGACATCGAATATTTCCTCCCCGCTGGCTGCGAACATCACTGCATTGCCATCAGGAGGCGAGTACAGGGCAAGCGTCTCCACCAGGCCAGGCAGGTCCGTAGCGTGGTCAAACGAGCCGCGGCGAACAGAGACCTTGGACGGCTCCGGCCACCAGTTCGTAAGAATGACGGCATCCTGTCCCGGCATGTTCGTGATCGAGTCTCGATCATTCAAACCGCCGACTGGAGCTGGAATTGTGATTGAGCCGGTGTCGGGGACACGGCCAAGCGACGCGCGGGGCCTGCGGGCCATCAGTGCCCCCAATTCCCTTCAGGGACGTTGCAGTTGTCAATGAATCGGCGGCGTCCCCAACGTCCCGTAAGTGACAGCAATGGAGCGCTGTGATCCTGCGCTTGAGCACGACTGACAAGAGCCGCATACTGCGAAGTCTCCAGGCTGGAATCAAATCCCTTTGCCTGAAAGAACAGGGATTTCACCCCAAGCACGAGGATGGAAGAGTCGTAGATAAAGGTATCGTCGTCAGCCGTAAATGAGGACTTGGCCACTCCGTCAGAGCCAACGACCCAATTTTTGGACAGATATTCGAACCCGATCAGCAGGCCATCGGATGGAGGTGGCGTCAAAGTTATCGAGTTGCCAGAAATCCTGAAATGCTCGCCGATCCCCGCGTACACAATCCCGGATTTCAACGATTGCCACATCTGTGGCGTCTGCGGACCGATGAGCGGCCACCGATTGGTACGATCCCATTCCGTCTGAGGGAGCTGCTTCTTCCAATCGGCAGGCAGTGGATATTCGACCCTCGAGAACGTCATGTCGAAGGTTCCCGACTTGTCGGCAGGCATGTTGAGAGTGACTTGCGTGGGAGAGTCCACACTAATGATCTGGGAGAACGGGCGCACCCCTTCGCCCGTCATTCCCCATGCCGCGCTTAAGCCGCTCGTATCCGCCACAGTGACAACGTAGTTCCCCTCGGTCACGCTGGCGCTCATTGCCCGTGCTTCGGTAACTAGAATGTGCTCACGCATGAGCATGCGCCAGTCGTAGTCCCGAGTAAGATCACGCCCAAGGCGATTGGCCAATGCAGAGATCTGTTGAACCGTTCGCTCCTGGCTCGCCATGACACCAGAGGATTTGGGAAATCCCAGCTCCGCCAGGATTTGATCGACCAGCTCGACAAGAGTCATTCTTGTTCCTTGCGGGGACGGCCCGGTCCTCGCTTCGCCGCGTCATCGCTGGGCTTTTCTTGGGCTGCGAGGAGAGCCTTAACCTGTTCCTGAAGCTGCTCCATGCGCTCTTCCATGGCCTCCTTCTCGCGCGCCCAGGCCGTTGCCTTGGCGTCACTGGCCGAAGAATCGATGTAGGCCTGCGCGTTGCGCCGCAACTGTGCATATCCAGGTCCGAGGCGTTGGATATTCGCATCAGAAACGGAAGCCAGCGCCTCTACAGTGGTGATCCCCACGTGCTTTAGCTCTTTCACCTGGGACCGCGTCACCATGTTCCACTGCTCAAGAGGCGTGCCCTCCTGGGCCTGTTCCAGACCACGAGAGAACATGTCCCACGCACGCGGGAACCGCCCTTTGTCCTGGTCACTGGCAATTCGCTCAATCACCGTCCGGGTATCGCCTGGCGTCTGAATGCGCACGAAGTCCTTCTCATCGAAGATCGGGCGCCCTTCCTGGGCGGACTTGAAATTGTTCTGCACTGCTTCCCGGTAGAACTCAACCAGCGCGCCGTTTTCCTGGATCATGTGGATTCCTCTGCGGGATTGCCGCAATAAAAACGGGGGCCGAAGCCCCCGCAGGTTGGTAGCGGTTCAGCCTTACGGCGTCACCGTGGTCTCAATGCTGATATCGGTCGTGCCAGAGCCGGTTCCAGTCACACCGCCAGTGAGCGTAACCGTGATGGTCGGCTGAGCGCCGGCTGCCGCGTCGATAGCTTTCGCAACTTCTTGAGCAAGAATCGGCGGCATGCCCAGCGCGATAAAGCGATTCGCGTCCGTAGCCATGTTGCCTCCTTACACAGAAGTAGCGGCGAACCAGCCCTGGTCCCCCGTCGCCATTGCAACCGGAGGCGACGTATAGGACCCGCCCGAGCCGGTAGCGATGAAGGTCGTGGGATTGACCGTGGCTGCCGCCGTACTGGCGGCGATTGCACCGCCGGCCTGCGCATATACATAGCGCTTGCCGTCGCTGCCCCACACCTGCGAACCCAGGCGATGACCGCTGCGCCGCTTGGTGTCAGCGGAATCGATCTTTTGCAGCAGCGCCACGCCGATTTTGGGGGTATCAGTGAATACCGTAGCCATGATTTCTCCTTAATCGACAAGAATGCCTTGGAACTGCGCACCCGAGGTAGTCAGGTTGCCGGCCCAGCCAATGAGACGGGTAACGGCATCCTGGTTGACCGATTGACGGTCATTGCCCAGGGGGACAAAGTTTCGCTGGCGATGCGGACGGAAGAAGATGAACGACGTATTCAGGAAATACATCGTCTTGGCCGGCATATTGCCGCCAATCCCGCCATCGAAGATAACGTCTGCGTTAGCGCCAGCGCCGTGGTACTTCAGAGACGTGAAGCCAGCGCCAGCCGTTCCTTGGCCGCTGTCGTTGGTGACGCGCTGAATAGCCTGGAGCGACGACTGGTAGGCTTCAAAAGCCTCATTGTCAGCCACGATCAGGTCTACGCGGTCGGTCCCGCGAGCGCATGCCAGCGCCAGCTTGTTCATCGCCGACTGAATGGTTGCCGGCGACATAGCCGCGCCCACGTCAGACGTACACGAGATCACCTGGTTGCGCCAAAATGCCCACGTGCCCCGATCGATACCGCCATAGGTGCCGGTGTTCGGAGTGCTGGAGATCGCCGCTTGCAAGCCGGTAATATCCTTGCCACCGTTTCCGGTACCGTCGCCGTACAGACCAGCGGAGATTGCGTTGCGTAGACGCGCCTCTGCCACCTGAACGCGACCAGCCAGCAGGTCGATCATCTGTTCACGACCGGCGTTCTGGATGAGCTCCAGCCCGCTGATCGTCACAGCCCGAGCGTACTGCTTGATGTCGTATTCGGCGGCAGAAATCGGGCTGTCCGGCGTGATATCGATCACGTCATAGCCGCTGTACGAGCCAGACGAGGTATCGCCGTCGTCGTACATGATTTCTTCCATGATGTGCGTGCCGCCCGAAAACGTACGCACGTTGCCACGCTGACGCAGCTTTGCCAGTAGAGCGTTGTTGTGCTCCAGGTTATCGGCCAATTTCCGCGATCGAGCCGCGATGGTGGTGGCCAGCAGGTCAGATACCTGCGCGTTTGCAAATCCCATGATATTTCCTCGTTAGATTAGCCCGTCGATTGCGGCGCGAACTGTGTCTTGCACGCTTGCGTCGGGCTTCAATGCACCAGATGACGAGGGCGGCGAGCCTTTGACACTGGACGCGGCGGATTTCGCCTTGGCCTTTCGTGCCTGCTCAATTGCCCGTTTTTCGGCTTCGATGCGCTCTTTATCCACGAGGGATTTCCTCAGGTCGGGTCGCGCCCATACTGCCTTGTCGTAGGCGTCCTGAAGCGACGTAGCAATGCCGGATTGCAGCAACTGCGCCATGTCACCTCGAACGACTGCGAAATGCTCATTCTGCGGCTCCGCAGCAAACGCCTCGATCTCAGACGTTGCCGCCGTGGTATCTCGGTCTTGAATGCTGCGTTGAAATTCTTCCCTGGCCATGCGCTCTTCGTGCAACTGGCGCTCCAGCTGCCACATGCGCGGATCCGGGGACGTTTGAACGGCCTTCTGAAGGTCTATTCCATAATCAGAGGCGATCTTCAATACCGTTTGATACTTGGCCTGCTCATCGCCGTTACGCAGGCGATCTTCAATCAGCAGGAGGTGATTTACCGCCTGGGCTACTGGTACGCCAGAATTCTCAATGTTCGCTTTGAACGGAGCGATGGCGCGCCCGATTTCCTGCGCAAATTGCACAGCCGGCTTGTAGCCTTCGATGCCCTTGTGATAGTCGTTCTCCCGTCGCTGGATCTCAGCGCGAACCTCCGCAGGGAGCTTCTTGTACTCGTCTGCGACATCCTTTCGCCAGGATTGCGGAGCATCCTCGACCTCGGGATCGGCAGGTTCAGGGTCCTCCGGACCACCTCCTGTCTCCGGCTCAGCAGTGACAGCCTCTTGCGCAGCTGGTTCGTCGTCCGCAGGCTCTGTGTCAGTTGGCTCAGCATCCAACCCGTCGCCGGCCTTCACAACAGCTTCCTCGTGCTCTACTGGATCCAGCTCCACAACTTCCAGCTCGCCCTTTTCCATTTTGTCGATGGCCGCGCCCACCGCGTCCTCGATAGACTGCTCCTGCTCTTGCATAGGGATTTCCTCTGCCATTAGTAGCCTTTGCCGTTCATGATTTCCGCCACGCTTCTGCGATAGTCCTCTCTGGAGGGCTCTACGACCTTGCGCGGTTTGATCTTTTCGTTTCCGACCTCAATGCACCCGTGTTGCTGCAGATGCTCGCGGTGCTGCCTGCGTCCCTGAATCATTTCCCCAGTGATCATCGACTGGTAGGGACTGATATCGCCCATAACAAAGGGGCCACTCGGGCCCCTGGGTGCATACTCTTCCTTCGGTATCAGCTTGTGCGTGATCGGGTCTTGTACCCAAGTCTTTCTTGCCATTAGGGCCTAACCTCCCGCGCTATCTCGCTCGTAGCGGTTTCCGTAGCAGCGTTCTGCACCTTTGCTTTGCTTTGAATATTGGCGGTCTCAATCTTCACAGATGCGTCCAGCTCGGCCTTCCAGCGCTCAAAGGAGATTCGGTTCTGCTCGGTGATGGTCTTCGCCTGCGCGTCCACTTCGGCTCGGCGACGGTCAACCTCAGCCTGCATCTGCGCCCGCTGCTGCTCAAGCTGGTTCTGCATCTGCATGCGCTCGCGCTCGATCTGCATCGTGGCTTGAGCTTTTACCCTTTCAGCTTCGATGTCAGCCTGTAGCCGCATCTGATCGGCCTGAGCCTGCTGTTGCAACTTGGCCATTTCAACCTGCTGTCGTGCCTGAATCTCCGCATTTTGACCAGCATTCGGATCGGCGGGAGGGCGTTGTGCCATCTGCGCCTGGAATTGCTCGAATGCCGCCTCAACAGTGCGACCCGCCTTGAAATTGCGCACGCCCATCATCAGCATTTCCATGGCGAGAGGGCCAAGTTCAGGGACAGTCTGTACAGCCTGAACAGCCTGCTGGATGAATCCGCCTGCGGCACCAAGAAACTCCACTACGTCCTGCTTCTGCTGCTCATCGTCCAGGGCAACCAGGGAATCCGCTGCAACTTCAATCTGGTAGTCCCGTAACGGCTCCTTCTTCATCATCATGATGGCCGCATCCGCATACTGCGCGTCCTGCGTCTGCATGATCCCAGACATGGCCTTCATCGTCGCTGCGCTGTACAGATCCATCGCCATCTCTGCCTTTATGCGAAGAATCTCGGTCGCGAAAACAGCGATGTCCCGCTGACGCTCTTGCAGCCGAAGGCTTCCAAACTGGCGTTTGATGTCCTGAGCGGTAGCAGTTTCACTTGCTTTCGTTGCGCCACGGATAATGTCAGACAGGCCGGTTATCTCATAGATCACCTGCTTAGCCTGCTCTCTTGCCGTATAGGCAATCTGCAACGCAGCGGCCACATCCTTGATAGGAACCCAACTTATCGCGCCTGCAACGCCTCCCTTTTCACTAAGCTGCGCCCAGTTATCAACTGGCACAAGAGCGTTATCAGACGACTCAAGTATGCGCGCTAGGGCCGGCTGTGAAGCGTCATAGCATCCCACCAACCGCAGAGCCGCCACCAGCCCGTTGATCCGGGTAGTCAGCAAGTCCAGTTCGTTGGCCTGGTCTGCATAAAGATGGAAGTCAGCGACCGGAGTGAGTTGATCGCTCGTCTGCGTTGCGAATAGGGGCTTTGGAAGCGGGAAAAACTGCTCAAGACCGTACAGGTCTCCCTTCTCATCAAGGAGGCCTGCAAATCCCTTAGCCACCCAATAGACCTTCTTGGCCGTTTTATCCCACACCTCCCAAATCTCCGCCTTCTTTGCGTGGTCCATCACGCCAGAACGAAGGACGTCCTCGTCAACGCCTGTCGGCATTTGGGTTTTCGGCACTTGCTTGAATTTTTCACCGAAGCGAGGCACTCCCTCATCATCGGTCATATAGATGCGCCGCGCGATCCATGTCACTTCAGACCAAACGCGAACGCGGGAGTAACGTATATCTTCCCAATACACGTAATCGACGCAGGAACGCTCTAGGATCTCTGGCTCACCACCCGCCGCCATCGCCGGCTGCTCAATGTCTTGCGATCCAGCTTCGGATTGCTCCGGCCTATCTACGGAGTACTCCTCAAATCGAATCCACGCTACCCCGCGCCCAGGAAGAAGCCGATCCTTGATGGCTGACTTCATCGCTTCGTCAAAATCGGGGTATTGATCGATCTCGAACTGCAACACGCGCTCAAGAATTGTGGATGCACAGCGTGCAACCGGATCCGCATCCTTGTTTCGACGGCTTACTTCGGCTTTCGGCCGCCTAGCATAGGTAGCCGGCAGGATCGTTTCAATGTTCGACCAAAGAATGTTGAACCGAGAGCCTTCAGATACAGTGGGCCGTTCATCGCGATATCGCTTAACGATTTTGCGACCCTCATCGATCCAGGCCTTTTCCTTGGCATCCTCGCCTGCCGCGTCGATCTCCGCCAGCCAGCGCCGCGCGATCTCGGCCTGGTCGGGCTTCTTTTCTACCTCTGCCATTACACGGCCACCGTCACGCGCTCGCCATCATTGGGAGCCGCGCCCACGAACGCCACGGGCACCGATCCGGACACGGCCAAAGACCCATCTGCAGTCAGAGGAAGCCCATTTACCCAGGCCACCACAGCACCAGCGGAATCGACCATAACCCGGCCTTCTGCGTCGTATTTGATCGGCGTCATATCCTCGATACCCTCTTGCTCATCCTGTCAGACTCTCTCCACAGCTCGTCCATGGTCACTCCGGTGCGCATACGCTTCCCATCGTGCAGAACGGGGAACCTGGCGCTCTCCAGCTTCGGCGGCTCCTTGAAATCCTGCATAACCTGACACCCATATGCGAAAGCATCAGAAGGATGAGACGCCCAGTTGTGTAGCGGCTCACGAGAGAACACGTTCGCTTCCTCGTTCCAGTCGAATTCCCATGCGATCAAGCCGTCTATACCGTCTTCACACAGCGTCTTGTTGAACGCGCATCTCTGGATAACCACCCTAGCTGCGCCTATCTGGTCCATTTTCTTGGTCTGAGGAACAACGCTGACCTTCCCCGCCCCAAACGCCACCAGGAACTTTTCAGCAGTTGTGTGCCGGCTTTGAAACGTCTTTGCCTTCGCGTCATGAGGCAGCCAAACCTTCCCAACGCCTTTGGCTCCTAGGCTCTTGACGCTTTCCTGAATGATCGGAATCCAATCATCTGCGTCTAAGCCAGAGTCGCCCTCGTACTTCAGGAGGTTGAAGCCACCCGGGACTCGCTGCCAATACCACCAAGATGCCGTATCACGAAAGCCCAGATCGCTGGAAACCTCAATCGGAGATCCTTCGCTGTCAAATTCAATGTCATCGTGGATGCGGCCGTCCCTCTCGGCCCTGTTCACCCACTTCGCTAGAATCGCACCCTGGCTACTGCCGTAGGCGCCATTCCATATGTGATCAGCCTTGTCTTCATCGACCGCGAAGTCATGTTCCATTTCCCTGCGGAGCACGTCAGGAAACCATGGGTTGTCCCGCCAGTTCACCAGCACAGAGATGGCGTCCTCAGGCGGGCTCTTGCGAAAGAACGCGTCAACTGGATCAGTCTTGAACCTCGGGTTCCAGCTGAACCACAGCTCGGAGCCCTCCTTGCGCAGTGTGGGCCGTAGCAGATCCAGAGAGTGCTGGGACAGCGTTTGCGCTTCCTCGACCCATGCAATGTCATACGCTTCCAGCGACTTGATATTTGCCGCGTTGTACGACTGCATGCCCTTGAAAACGATAAGGGAGCCATTCGGCCCCCTGATTTCGCTCTCCAGCACCTCAAACGCTGTGCTGACTCCTAGCTTCTCGATCTTGTCTATCAGCAGTTGTCTGACCGAATCCTTAATCGAGTTCTGCACCTCACGGATACAGACGACACGCGTTGGCCTCACCAGGCATCGCAGCACTACCTGCTCAGCGAAGAAATGCGATTTTGCTCCGCCTCGTCCACCATATGCGCCCTTGTAACGCTTAGGCCCAAGCAGTGGCTTCAGCTTACGGGGTACGCTTATCCGCAGGGTCGACAATCTCGAACTCTACCTTGTGGATCAACGCCCCACCGCCATCACCAACAACTTCGGTCCTGGCCAGCTTAGGCGCCGCGAATTCGGCCAGCTTTGCGATCATATCCAATGCTTTGGCCGGATCTTCTCGTGCGACTTGACCAAGCCATAGGGCAACATTGTCACGGTTGTCATCCAGCAGCAGCCGTATGGTCTCCCGAAACTCTTGCGTCGCACGGTTTGGCGTGCCTTTCGCGCGGCCGCCATACCTTACGCCCTTCGGTTGCTTATTGCGGGCTACTTTAGCGGTGGCGGCACCTTGAGGATTGCTCATTGGTACCTCACTAGTTACACATAAGTCTGCCGCCTACAAGGGCTAGCGCCTTGGGACAGGTGAAGCCGGGGTTGAGGCGCGTTCCCGAGGCGGCAGGCGTATGCGCAAAAGAAAAGCCCCAGAGATTTCTCCCTGGGGCGGCCTCTGCGCGCTGCTAGCTTTGCAGGCTGCGAACGCACTACTACAGCCTGCACTATTTACTCTAGTTAGCTCTAGACACTTCGTCTACGTGTCTAGACAAAATAGGTTCGTACCCTGTTGCGTAATGACCACCCATTGCATGGGAAAGCTGAAGGTGAGCGGCCTCCAGTCGGAAATAATAGGCCGCGCGAGATAGATTCAGCTTCTCATGCTTCTTCTTTACCGGCCCTGGCCTAGCATAGTGAAAGGCAATGATCACACGGCCGTCCGGGTGCAGCCCGTCGATTGCGCTGTCCAGCCTGGAAAGATCCGGATCTGGAAGACACGCCTCAGGTCTGCTGTATCCGTAGCCGTCATAATCCACCTTCTCGCGAGCGAAAGCCGAGCGGCTTGGAAACCCCAAGCCCCCATCCTTGGTTATGTCCTGGCGTCGGCCCCACTCTGCCAGAAGAATCTCCAGGTTTGTCCGCATTCACCCTCCTGTGCCGATATCTCGATGCTCAAATATGTTGCTGCTCAAGGCATACAAAGGGGGCTGGCTATCTGCCGCCCGGTCCGCCTGGTATCTCAACGTGGCATCCAAGCGATAGGGCCTGCGATGAGTTGGGATGTACTTCCCCGGAGTGACATCAACTGGCTTGTGGGCCACAAACATGCGGATCACTGCCATGGCGTCGCCGCCTAAGTCCCAGCTCATGACATCGTTGATGCGGCGAGCCAGATAGTCTGACCTTGATGCTGGCCCCACCTTCACACCCATCTGGCTCAGTTTGTCGATCGCCACTTCCCGCAGCGCGCCGTTGATCTTGGATTGCTCGTAGCGTGAACGCATTTCAGAACTCCTCCACTTCCCAGCCGCCACCGTTCTTCTTTGCTCGCGCCTTGATGGCAAGGAATTTGAACGGGTACATGTCTGCGGCAACCTTGATCTTTACCCTGGCATCGTCCTGCCAGAACCCCTTTACTTCGTGAAGCTCGATCTGCCCGTCAGGGCGCATGACTGCGAAATCGGGACTAAAAAAAGTGTTGTCGGCCAGGCGCAGCTTCACCCCCTCAAATTTGTGCCAGAGGATCCCACCCACAGCTTGGAGCTGGGCCAGGTAGGCCGCATACGCCTGTTCCGTCTTATTCATTGCGCCAGACTTGAGCCGGCCCAGGCCGTAAGACCTATTCATGCTTCCTCCATCGCGCGTTTCAACATCGCCGCTATGGCCGGGCTCGGCCGTTCACCGTTCTTGATACGTTGCTGCCATTTGTCGATCCATCGCTTCGGATTCCTGCCAGATTCTTCCAACGCCTTGGCGGCTCCCATTCGCTGAAGTGCAGCCGCAGCCTCAGCCTTGGTCGCCATGGTCTGCCCTGGAGCGGGCAACGCGGATCGGACGGGTGGAATATCAGGCCAATTACCCTTGGACAACTCGTCCGAAAAGGACTTTCCCCACCTCTGCTTGATTGATCCGTAGGTGCTATTCAGTAGGTCGTGCGGACCAGTGGCCACGGCAGCCCAGTAGATCGCCGGATGAGACCAGTTGCCCATTTCCCCGCGGCGTCGGCAGGACATGCCATGCACTGCTTCGTGGTACGCAACCTCCGGACTCATCCAGGGTCGGCACATGCGCAGGAACTCGGGCACAGTAGGCGGCCAGTCGCGAGACAAGCAGGCAACCAGGCCGGCTCGGATTTCGGCCTCGGTCATGCCAGTCAGCTTTTGGTCCCAAGAATCCTTCAGTTCCCGAGGCGTCAAGCCTTGCCATTGCTGGCCGAACTTCGCCCCGTACATCAAGCGCATTTCGGACACGACGAGCGCGCCCAGCGAGGTTTTCGATTCAGTGAGTTGCATCGATCGTTCCCATGTCGATCACGGACGGGCGGCGGCCCTCGGCCAGCACTTCCCCAAGTTCTGCATTCCAGTCCGCCATTGCCTGCGCCCTGGATGGCGGGCTTGCTCGAATTTGTCCGCGCGGCGGGAATAGCCCTTGGTAGCCCCCAGCGATGCTGTTGGCGATCACGTCAGCAGGCTGGTGTCCGTCGGCACGGTAGTCAGCCAGTTGCTTGAGCTGGCGGCGTGCGCCCTCCTCCGTGATCGGCTTCTTCCGAGCCTTGCGGTCTGCAACCCAGCTTTGCCAATCCACCAGGTCAAGCCAAGCAGGCAACTCGATCGACGAGGCATCGAATCCGCTCCCCCGCTTGCGGGGGGTAGGGGGGGTTTCTTTTATCTGTTCTGTATCTGTTCTGTTCTGTTCTAGGGCGTTACTGGAACGCTCCTGAAACGTTTCATCCGTTTCAGTCGCCTTCTTGGACTTCTCCCGATGCCTGCGAACCCGCGCCGTGCTTGAGTCTGAGGCGTATTGACGCTTATCCCAGTTGCGCAAAGTCCAGTCCGAATTGATGAACTCCTTGCGCATAAACAGCTCTTTTGTCTCGGCCAATTCAGCCTCAGAAATACGTAGCGCAAACGCAATGGAACTTTCACGCTCCGTTTCATGAAACGTTTCAATTCCGTTTCCACATTGCAGGCAAAGCAGCATCACTAACCTGCGCTGCATAGCCTCCGGCATCATCTGTACCTTGGGGTCAGTGGCGAACTCGGCATACATCCGAAACCAATCCATTACGCAGCCTCCAGCATCCCTGCGGCGCTTAGAGCGCCTTCAGGAACCTCGAATTCATGTGATTGAAGCCATTCGATGCACTCGACCAGCAAACCGCGCTGGCGCCCGTATTTCGCCTCGAATCTGGCTTTATGGGGGTGGACAGCGATCATCCATTGGCCGCCAGTCCCGTCTTGGTGGTGGCCAGCGCAAAGCGGTAGCACCAGCCAATGAGCTTCAGGCTTAGTCCGACCGTCCACGTGGTGAACTGAGACCCAGCTGTTGAACAGCCCTTCCTTACGGCATGCGATGCATCCGACGTGCTGGCATAGCAGATCGTGGAAGCGCTTTTGGGCAGCAGTGGGAGAACGGCCTTTCATTAGTGCAACCCCACGTAGCGGCCTACGTACTCGCGTGCCAGTTGACATTGAGCGTCGTCAGGCTTAGCCCAACCTCTATCCACTTGAGCATTGCGCCAGCCATGCCAGTAGGAACGGCTTTTGTCGCTGCCCGGTTGGGCAGCACCAGCAAGCCCTTCGCGGTATCCTTGCACGATTTCGTCGTGGTCCAGCAGGTCAAGATCTGCCTTGGTGCGGACGGGGTGGAATTCGCTCATTTCCGCGACTCCATGTAGGGTTTTCGAATGCGCTCATGGAAGAGCTTCGCGGCAATGGGGTTGTGATCCAGATCACGGCGACTTTTGATGCCACAGACGCGCAAGATCCAGTCACGGGCTTCGTCGGCGTCATCGCACCGGCAGAACTCCCAGAATTGGACGGATTGGCAGAACATCCCAGCCAGTTTTGCCAACTCACCGCCTTTTGGCGGCCCAGGCTGAGTCTTGGGCTGTTCGTCGTCGCCTATCTCGACAGCGACAATTGCGAGGCGCTGTCCGGCAGTCTTCCCTTTTGAAACAGTCATGACCTTGAAAGCGGCCAAGTCTTCCTCGTCGCTAAGCCAGAACGTGACTTTGGCCCCGCCGTTGTGGGTCTGGGACCAGCCTGCAAGCATTACTTCGCCTTGGAACGCAACTGGGATAGTCATCACAAGCTCCGGTGCTGATTTTCGACTTCAGCCTGCAGGTACTTCGCAAGCATCGCCTTCATAGCGAAAAGCTCCTGCCGGCTGATAACCATGGCGTTGGAGGGCGACAGCTGGAAGCCCAGTGCGGCCAGCAATTGACACATCTGTTCAAGGTCGCTTTTCGCCCGGCTTATGGTGCTGGCGGAAGTGCCCATGAAATCGGCTGCACGGTCTTGAGTGACTTCTGCAAGTCGCCGCAAAACTTCACCTTGAATTCGTGCACCATTCTTGCGTGTGCTTTCAACCTGCTCGGCTGATACTGGTTGCGTGTTCATCGTGTACTTCCTAAAGAGCGAGCGACCCTGTATGACTGAGACCGAATCCCTTCTTTCCAAGGCCCAGGACATAGCCTTGCGAGCCTTCGAGCAGCCCACTGAATCGGCAGTGATGGATATCTTTCGACGGCTGTGTGTCGAAGCCGACGAAGCGCGGATGCAACAGGACTTGGCCGGCGCAACGGTGCACTGAGCGATGGCCGTTCAACTTGGCGCCCGTCCCCTTCCCCTTAAACTGTGCGTTCTCACACTCACTGTTCTCAGGAAAGGGGATGGACATGGAACCGCAATACGTAATCAGGGAAGAATTCGACCAGTTGAAATTCTTTGTCGAGTCCATGAAAGACAACCTGATCGGCTGCCGGGCGAGGATGGAAGCGCTATCAATCATCGCCGCCTCATCCCTTCAATTTCTATCCGACGAGCAGCGTCAAGCTCTCGCTTCCACTGTTCGAATGTCAACCGAGAACGCTCTTGCTCTGTACGACGACGATCCTCATGGGCAGAGCTTTCGCGCAAACATCGCTGCCAACATAGAAAGATGGCTGCGGCAATTGCGAGACAACTAACCTTGCGCATGCTCAGGCCCCTCCTGCTTTCTCCGATGCTCGTTGGCGAGCTCGACGCACAGATCAATGCATCCATCACAGATCGCTGGGGAGCGAGCTTTTTCGACGCCCCTCGACGCCACCACAATGAATGCAACGTTGGCGGCAACCTTGCCGCAGAAGTCGCAGACAGCCATTTCGAGCTTGACGATGGCCATCTATGCCACCTCCTTGCGCCCTGCTTCGAGTTCGGGGCGGTAGATTTGGTCGAACGTGATTTCGTGACCCAGGGACTTTGCCCAATCGATGAGGCGCGCAGCGACATCGGGCGGCACAGATTGGCGCCCGCATTCATAGTTGGATACGTTGCCCTGGGTCATGCCGATTCCGGCAGCCAAGTGCGCCTGAGTCACACCCAGACGCTTGCGAATCGATTGAATGGCATTCATGCACTCATATTAGCAATGCTGTTTGATGTAGTCAACAGCTTTGCTGGTTGTGGCGCGCAGCGGCAACGCTAGACTCGGCGCACCATGGCGAAGAAATTAGAAGACTGGCAGGTTGAGGATGCTCGGCGGCTCAAAGCCCTGTTTGAAGAGCGGGCAGAACAGAGCCAGCTGGCGTTCGGCGCCACCTATGAGATTGGCAACCAGAGCATGGTGTCCCAGTATCTATTGGGCATCAGGCCGCTCAACATCGTCGCCGCCACCAAGTTCGCCAAAGGGCTCTGCGTCACTATCGACGACTTCAGCCCCACCCTGGCCGACCAGATCCGGGCCGCCTGGTATCTGACGGCGGCAGGTCTGCAACACGCCGAGGGACAACCCCAATTTCCCGGAACGTCCGAACAAACTCATAATTTGTCTCAAACGTTAGACAAAGAGTTACAAAAACTGGCGCGGGATGAACGGGCCGAAGGGAGACAACGTCGTAGACCTAAATGACTTCAGAAGGCAAAAAACAACAACCGCTCGCCAAGAGAAACAGCGACAAGAAAAGCTCGAACGCAGTTATTTGTCTATGGGTGCCGATGGGCAGATCCGGGTGGAGACCTATCCCGGGGACGATGCTCATGCCATCGATTTGCTCTATGCCTGTTTGATCTTGGCGGCGAAGACCTTGAAGAGGATGAAATGAGACTTTTGTTCATCGCCGCCGCTGCGACAATGTTCGGATGCGGCGCGGCAAAGGCTGACGATAAAGACGCACAGCTAGCGCAAGAAATGATGGTCGCGTTCCAATGCGGTCAGTATGCGACGTTCGCAGGAGATCAGGAAAGAGCCAAAATTCTTTATGACCACGGGGTAGAAACGGGGCGTCGATTCATATCCACCGTTAGAAAAGGGACCATCACTACGGACGCCATGAGCAAATCGGTGCCGATGATTGTGATCTGGAGGCTGAGCGAAGGTCCTTCAATGGATTTCAACCTCGGCAGAATGTTTGAATCCATCACGTCAGACGCTGCTGACGATATCATCAAGCGGGATGCTAACCGCCTTGTACGCCCTGAAGATAAGTGGGTGTTCGACAAGAATCTTCAGAGAACCATCGCCCAAGACCGATACAGAACCGCGAACTGTTGGGCTGTCGGGCCAAAAGAATAGTGAAGAGCGCGCAGACTACAGGATGGATGTCATCAAAATTTGCGTCAGTTTTTTGGCCGGCCTTTTTGTCATCACTTACGCCATAGGTTGGGTTGTCAGGGGCTTTGCTGGCATTCCACGCGGGCAGGACAGCAAAGAGATTAAACCTTGAAAGCCGACATTACAGGCGATGGCCAGTTCACTATTTCCGACGTATGGGCCTGGGCAGAATTCATAGGCTGCTGGCCAGGCAACTTCGCATTGCGCCTCCTAAGCGGCACCGAAGCAGGAAAGTTCTTGGAAATCTCCTACTTCGACCAGTACACGACCGGCGCTTGGATCCTATCCGTCATAGTATGGATCGCTGTGCTTGCGATGCTTGGGCGCGCGATGTGAGCCGGGAGTGCGGCTGGCGTGAGGGATGGTGAGGCGGGGAGGTGGATAAGCGATTGAGACACTCGCCATCCGAAGAAAGCATATGCTTGCTATTTTGTTAGCATGATGCGAGAATTTCTGCTCCATCACGAGAGGGGTTCTCATGACTGCCAACGAAAACCAAACCAGCAAGAGAAATGGCGGGTTAGCTGCCGCTAAGAACATGAGTTCTGCTGCGCGATCACAGCGCGCAAGTAAAGCTGCTGCGGCCAGGTGGAAAAAAGAAAAAGAGAAGGAGCCTCCATATGAAGGCCCACCTTACGCCCAATGGCGAGGATCTATATCGTTGGGTAGTGGCGACCCCGTGGATTGTTACGTTCTGAATACGGGTCAGCGGGTCATATCCCTGCGTGCTGCGGTCAAATCGATTGCGGATGCGGATAGCGGAGACCTGGCCAAATTTATAGGGGTTTCTTCTATGAAATCCTTTATAAACAAGGACTTAGTCCTGGCCGAACTTCTTGAGTTTACGATACCAGGGACCCAATTCAAAGGCAGCGGATTGACCACCGAGTCATTCGAATTGGTTCTGCGTGCTTATGTCAGAGCGCTCTCCGAAGACCCAGACGCGCTCACCGATCGTCAAAAGTCCATCGCGATCCGTTGCGCAGTAATTACTGCTGGCCTCGTTCGTACCGGTCTCGACGCTCTAGTGGATGAGGCCACGGGGTACCAATACGAAAGAGCGGAAGATGCGCTACAGGTAAAACTCCGAGCATTCATTGCCGAAGAACTCAGGGAATGGGAAAAGACGTTTCCTGATGAACTTTGGCAAGAATTCGGTCGGCTCACAAATTGGTCCGGCCCTTTGCACAGCCGCCCGAGGTGGTGGGGCAAATTGGTTATTGAGTTGATTTATGACACATTGGACCCCGACGTTGCCAAGTACTTGAAGAATAACAAGCCCGCTCCGGGAATACATTGGCACCGCCAATTGAGCGAGGATCTTGGCGCGAGGCAGTTGGTCTCCCGTTGCTTCGAAGTGGTTGGAATGGCAAAAACCTGCCATTCGATTCGAGAACTTAGGGATCGGGTGGCTGAGCACTACGGACACAACACCGTACAACTGACGTTGACCCTTCCGAGAAGTCAGAGGTGAAGAAGCCGACCTTCCAGCCGCCTCCGGGCGGCTTTTTGCTGCCCTGCCTCCCATTCAGAGAATCTGCTCAACGCTGCCGCAGGTGAGCAACGCCCATCAAAAAGCCGCCCTCTAGGGGCGGCTGATTACTTATCCAATGCTGCATAAAACTGCTTGACCGTAACGCCGGCCTGACTGGCCATCGACTTAATCAAGAAGTCAGAGAACGGTGCCTTAGGACAATCAACCGTAACTTTCCAGCGACGTAAATTGCCCTGTTTAATCCAATTCTCGTGAGATCCTTCCGTGCTCCGATGAGAAAAGCCAAGGTTGGCAAGGATCTTCTTTACCTCTTTGCAAGTAAGAGGCCTCTTCCAGCGGCTCACGCGCCAGCCGGCGCCATTGGAATTGCTTCAGAGCCAGCCACGCGGCGGCCGCCACTCTGCCCCGCAACGCAAGTGCGCAGTTTGGCTAGGTAATACTTCAGCCAAAACCCTAACGGAGCACGACGGGTCAAAAGTTGAGCAGCGTACGGACGATCCTCGCCCTCAAGCGCATCGCGCAAGTAGCCGACAATCATCGAATGGAGGCGTTGCTGCGCCTGCGGCAGCGTGTCTGCTTGTACTGCTAGATTGAAATCCAAGCAGATAAGCGACCATTGGCCATTGCTGCGCTCGCCATAGACTCGCAAGACAAGGGGTAGGTTCTTCATGGGGTGCTCCTTTTCTGCTCGCCTACGTTTCGTAGGGGCGAGCGCCGCCCTTCAGGTGTGCATCCAGGTCGGTGGTGAGGTGATGACGCCGCCTCTACGGCTACTACGAACCCTGTCACGGCAGGGGAAATTCTTGCTCAAATTTGAGCACGTACGAACTATAGCCGATTTGGCTACTGTTAAACAGTGTCACGACTTCGGCCCCAAATTCTAGGCCGCAAAATTTAGACCCATCCGCCTCTGCTTCGTTCCCCGCTGCCCGCCTAGAGCGGGCTTTTTTGTGGGCAAAAGCAACAGCATTGCTATTGACTTTATAAAACAGCATTGCTAATATTCACCTACCGACTCGCAGAACAGCGTGGCCCAAAGGGCAGCTAAGTAGAGGGTCAAGCAGTACCGCTCTTTAACAAGTAGTGATGGGAGAGGGGGTGCGTTGGCATCCGAGCGGATACCCGAGAGGGCGAACGCGGCAGGTCTCCAAACGTACCGGCATTGGGTAGATGCCCGCTGGTGCCAACCATGTACCTGCCCGCCAGTATCCGTGAGGGCTTGGGCGCGTCTGTAACCGCACCCACGCGCATCCCGTTCCACGGGTTGCCGCTTCTCGGGTGGTGCTTCCTGGCGTTTGCGTTCTAGGTCCCCTTATGGCTGGCACTCACCTGTTACAGCAGGTGCGCTGGATAGGGAGATTCAAAAATTGGGTCAAGAAGATCCTCTCTTTGAGTTCCCAAAGTGAACCCTGGACGCTTTTTAGCCGGAAGTCCGGCTCAAGGTCAATCTTGCGCCCCCTCCCCCATCACTGCTTGTTGAGCATCGCTCTTTATCTACCTGGGAGACCAACCAGGTGCAGTACGTCGTTGGCGAGGACGCTAAATCGCAACGCAGCCACCTGGGCTGGATATGAATAGCAGGGACCCGTGGAGGCCCGGAAACGGACAAGACGGGGCATCGGATGCAAGCCCGATGCGATGGGAGGCGGGTTGCCCTGCTTCCCCGGATTCATCCGCCTGCGCTTTCAGCTGAGAGCGCATACCGATGGATACCACCCTCCACCAGACGGGATCGACAACGGGAGATAGACGTGAAATTCGAGATAAAGAACCGCTACACCGGCGCCGTGCTCTTCACGGCTGACGTGCCCGAAGAAACCGAGAGCGGCATGGTTGCACGCGTGGCGCTGGAGCAGGCCGTGAAAGCCGACGCGAACCTGGCCGGCGCGAACCTGGCCGGCGCGGACCTGGCCGGCGCGTACCTGGCCGACGCGAACCTGGCCGGCGCGTACCTGGCCGACGCGAACCTGGCCGACGCGAACCTGGCCGGCGCGGACCTGGCCGGCGCGTACCTGGCCGACGCGAACCTGGCCGACGCGGACCTGGCCGGCGCGTACCTGGCCGACGCGAACCTGGCCGACGCGAACCTGGCCGGCGCGGACCTGGCCGGCGCGGACCTGGCCGGCGCGTACCTGGCCGACGCGAACCTGGCCGACGCGAACCTGGCCGGCGCGGACCTGGCCGGCGCGTACCTGGCCGACGCGAACCTGGCCGACGCGGACCTGGCCGGCGCGTACCTGGCCGACGCGAACCTGGCCGACGCGAACCTGGCCGGCGCGGACCTGGCCGGCGCGTACCTGGCCGACGCGGACCTGGCCGACGCGAGAAACCTGCCGGTTGGCACCGAAGCTACCAACCCGGCCGAACCATATCAGCGCGACACGCGCCCCGCAGCCGAACGCAATGCAGCGCGCGCCGCGCGCTTCCGCGAACGCAATCCCACCGTGCCCGTAGTTGAAGCGCTGGACGCGAAGATCCTTTCCGCCATCGAGAACGGAAGCGGCGGCCTAGAAATGGGGGCATGGCACACCTGCGAAACGACCCATTGCCGCGCTGGCTGGGCAGTCCATCTGGCGGGCGAAGCTGGCTATGCGCTCGAACGTGAGCACGGGCCACAGTATGCCGGCCGGATGATCTACATGGCATCCGTTGGCCGTGCGCCGCACTTCTTCGCCAGCAACGAACGCGCCATGGCCGACCTGCGCGAACAGGCCGCGCAGCAGACCAAGCCCGTCGCCTGACCTTCTCCACCCGCCCCGGTAGGGGCCAGGAGACACCATGACCAGACGACGTAAAGACGAGGAGAACCGCACTACCCTGGCTTCGTACCTGTACGTCGCTGGCGTGGCGATTCTTGGACTGGTGTGTGCAGCCGAGATTGTTCGCTGGCTGCTTGAAGGATAGGTGCCCGGCCGAGAACCGGGAACGAAAGCGGATGCTGTGCAAGACGACCGCGTAGGGCGGAACCGGGGCGCAGTGCAGCGAGTAGGACCGCAACGAGCGTGTAGCGCAATGGCCTCACCCAGGCGCACGCAGCAGACGAGCGGCAATCGTCCGGGCCTAGCGCCGGAGCTGGAACCGTAACCAGCGCCATCATCGAAGCGGCGACGTGGAAGGACACGCTAGGCTCCGCAAGCCGAAGATGCAGATGGGCAATAGCGATGCTCCCTAGCCCTGTGGAACTGCACCAGCAGGTATCAAGCCCTGCCCGCTTCGACTTTCATCCAGTGCATGGGGGTTTCCGGTAGTCGCTAGTAGCAGCAGGCGAACGGATGAAGCTCTGGGTCCGCCCTGGCGACTGTAAAGGCCAGGACTCTCCATAGGCCACATTCACGGCTATGCCTTGGCCGCATAGCGTCATGTGACTACCAACACAGATCGGGTGCAAACCGGGGCCTTACACCGGGGCGTGAATGTTGCCTATTGAGAGTGGCTGCACATTGCTGATGCGCCAGTGCCGTAGCTACGAGTCACTGGGTCTGGGCGCGGGCCATGGTAGCTCAACCCGAAAAACGCATGCGAGACCGCTGCATATCAGCACCGGCCACTCTCTCCCGTTCTACGCCCATAGCTCAATTGGATAGAGCCCCGGTGTTCTAGTCCGGACGTTTCAGGTTCGAGTCCTGATGGGCGTGCCAGTCACGCAGCCTTAGCCACTACTCCCAAAAGCCTTAACCGTCCATGTGCGCACGTGGCGTGAGTGGCAGAGGGACATAGGGCTAGGGCTGCACCTTACAGGAGCCGTCATGGACACATGCCACGGTGATGAGCAACTTGAGGTCTTTACCTCGACTCCACGCCTCGTAATGGAGGTGTTGGGCACCCCAACCGCTTGGGACCACGACGGCCATGATGCCCTTTGGTGGGCAACGAGGCTGAGAGAGGCCAACTTCTTTAACAACCTCACGGATGGCGAACGAATGCTCTTGCTCATGGCTGCCGTGAACAGCACCAACACCTGGGCCAGCCGCATCCAATCCGCTATTCAACATGCAGTCGAGACGGAGCTACGGGGATGAGCAACTACCTGATCCTGTGGTCGCTGGCGCTGGTTGCGCTGGTGGCCGGAGACGAGTTCTTTTACCGCCGCTTCCGTCGCGGCATGGGGAGCGAGGAATGACGACGAAACAGGATTCGCCCTGCTACGAGGTGACGCATGACGGCCGCGTCTTCTCGGTCGAAACGAACTGGCGCGGTTATGAGCGTCGAGAGCTTGCGCAGACGCCGAACTCCGACGGCTATCCGTCAGTCCGCATTCTGCAGAACGGGAAGCGGGTCCGCATGGCAGTGCACAAGCTCGTCGCTCGTACCTACCTTGGCCCGCAGCCTGCCCCTGGCTATGAGGTCCGCCACCTGGACGGCAACAAGCTAAACAACGATTTCCGCAATCTGGCCTGGGGCACTCGGAAGGAAAACGCCGCCGACCGCGAGGCACACGGCCACACATCGCGCGGCGCCAAGCACTCGGCCGCGATCAAGGCCAGTTCACAGGCCGAGGCTGTACGCGCCTATCACCGCAAAGCCAAGGGAGAGCAGCAATGAGCGCCCAGAACTGCAACATCCTGGCCCTGTTCCACGACGGGCATTACCTGGCGGAAATCTCGAGCGGACTCCGTGCCGCGCATCAGGACGGGCGTCGCGCAGATTTCAGGACAGGCAGCAAGACAGAGATCGAACTGCAGGCCAGCTATCTGCACGACTCGATGGACGAGATGCACAGCAAGGTAGTCAGCGCCTTGCAGGCCGCACGAGGTGCCCAATGATCCGCCGCCTCCTGAAAGACCGCGACAACCTCGTCGCCGCGTTCACCGTCGCCGCCGTGCTGACTGCCCTGGTCTTCGGCTACGGCGAAGTCCAGCAGCGCGACGAATCCACCCTCACCGCCTGCGAAGGCTGCGGCAAGACCGCCGTGGCCGCGAAGGAATGAACATGCACAACTTGAAAGCTATCCGCCGCATGCCGATCGACAAGCTGAACATCTACCAGCACGCGTTGCTCGCTGTTGCCGATGAGATGCTGCACGTTCGCCGATTCGCCAATGACGTCCGAACCACATCCTGGAAAAAGGAGCCGTTCTTCCGCGAATCGCGGCATCTGCAAGCGGCCGCCGTCGAAGCCCGGCTGCATGCCACGCTTTTCGCGTTCAGCTCTCCGATCATTTGGATGATGGGGAACGAGGTCTATCAGGAGTTCGACGACCTCATGGAAGCGTGCTTCAACGAAGCGAACTTTCTGACCAGCGACGCCTATCTGCTGGGTGAGCAGCAATGAACGCCATCACCGAACCCGTCACCCTGGCGGCATTCATGAAGGGTGGCATGACGGAAGAGTGCGCCAAGCTGGCCGTAACCATGATTGCAAAGGGCGGAATCCCCGCGATCAAGATCACCTACTGAGGACGCCATGAACGAAGTAATCGAAGCCCCGGCCCGAGAATTGGCCACGCCTGAGACAGGGCCAGCCGCGAACTCCCCGATGGGGATGATGTTGGCCGCGATGCAGCAAGGGGCGACCCTTGAACAAGTCGAAAAGATGATGGACTTGCAAGAGCGATGGGAGCACCGTGAGGCCGAAAAGGCATTCAACGACGCACTGGCTGCATTCAAGGCCGAGGCGGTCGAGGTCCTGAAGCGAAAGACCGTGGACTTCACCTCCCAAAAGGGCCGCACTCACTACAAGCATGCCGAGTTGTCGGACGTTGTAGAGGCGGTTGGCCCAGCACTATCCCGGCACGGATTTTCCTGGAGCTGGCGCACTGAGCAGCCGGCCGGTCAGATCCGCGTGACCTGCATCCTCAAGCACCGCCAGGGACACAGCGACTCTGTCTCCCTGGAAGCAAGCGCCGATCAAAGCGGGAACAAAAACAACATCCAGGCCATTGCCTCGACCGTGACCTATCTTCAGCGCCACACGCTCAAGGCAATTACGGGGGTCTCTGAAAAAGGAGATGACAACGACGGTGCCGGAGCGGAGAAGTTTTCCGAACTTCGTGATGAATGGATCAGCAAGATCGCCCAAGCCGAAACCCCCGCTCAGGCCGAAACCGTCTGGAAGCAGGGCTGCGACGCGATCCAGAAAACCAACGATCTGTCCGCTTTTGCTGCCTTCAAGCAGGCCTACGCCGATAAGCGCGCTATGTTCAAAAAAGGAGACGCCTGATGAGTCTCGTCTATCACACCGCTCCTCAAGGTACGCCAGAATGGCTGGAGGCCCGCCGAGGCGTCATCACCGGGAGTAGATTCAAGGACTGCCGAGACCGGCTGAAAAGCGGCTCGCCTTCCAAGACCTGCCTTTCCTACGCCATGGATGTTGCCCGTGAGCGAGCCGGTGGCCGGGCCGCTGAAGAGTTCGTGAACGGCGCCATGCGCCTCGGGACCGAACAGGAGCCTTTCGCCCGCGCCGCCTACGAGGCCAAGACGGGCAACTTTGTGGAAGAGGCAGGCTTCATAACCACAGACGACCGACTGTTTGGCGTGAGCGTGGACGGCCTAGTTGACGACAACGGAATCATCGAAATCAAAACGATGGTTTCGTCCGGCACGCTGTTCGAGGCCGTTGTCAATGGAGACATCAGCAGCTACATCGACCAGTGCAACGGTGCCATGTGGCTGCTCGGCCGCCAATGGGTTGATCTCGTTCTGTGGGCGCCCGACCTGGAACCCATCGGCCGACATCTGACCATCGTGCGAATCAGCCGCGACGACAACTCCATCGAAGCCCTGGAGGCTGATCTGATGGAGTTCGAGCGCACCGTCACCCGTTACGAAACCATGCTGCGCAAGGAGGCAGCTTAATCATGGCGCAGCTATTTGGAATGGCCTGCATCGGCCGAGATGTCGAAGTCCGCTACACCCAGGCCGGCGATGCCGTAGCCAGCGTGTCACTGGCCTTCGATTATGGAAAAAAGGGCCAGGACGGCAAGCGGCCGACGCAGTGGGTTGACGCTTCGCTGTGGGGGCAGCGCGCCGAATCCCTGGCGCCTTACTTGCTAAAGGGTAGTCGCATCAGCGTCACGCTGGACGACGTGCACATCGAAACGTTCCAAAACCGCGACGGTGCCCAAGGCCATAAGCTGGCTGGCCGCATCACTGCCCTGGAATTTGGCAGTGCGCCTCAGCGCGAAGCACAGACGGCGCCGCCACCTGCACGCCAACAGCCGCCGCAGAACCAGTACGCGGCGCAGCGCGGCGGTGCGGCCCCTGCCGCCAGCCTAGCAGACATGGACGACGATATTCAGTTCTAGTTTCTAGCAGCCCGCCAGCCCCCACCAACCACCTGGAGCCCGCAGCAAATGCTGAGCGGGCTGCTCCCCTATTGCCTGGAGTTATCTATGCCCTACGACCCGATGAACCAAGTCCACCCCGGCCCGCAGGAGGGCATCGACCGCATCCCCGCCCTACCGCTGCCGGTGCCCGGCCACCCTACACAGAGAAGACCATGACCGAACCCAGCAACCGCATGACTGCAGATCGCGCGCGCGACCTGGCACGAGCCAAAGACCCATCGTTCGCTGTGGACAGCATTCTGGCAGGTGTCGAAGCCGCCGCCCGTGACGGCAAATATGAGTACCAGACGCGCGAACACGGCTTTGGCGACGGCGCCTGCTATTCCAGCGAGGAAAGGTGGCCTGAGCTGAACAAGGCAATCGTGAAGGCACTTCGGGCGCTTGGCTATCGAGCCGATGTGCGCGTGCACGAAGGCCAGTTCGTGGATCTGTGGCTGTCGGTCACCTGGGGCGAAAAATGACCCACGCCCGCAAGCCCCGCCGCAACAAGCGCTTTCATCCCAGCATCCCACGGCTACCGATGACCGGCGCGCTTCGCGATCGCATCGCCACGCACATGCACGGCGCGTTCGCGGCGCTGCGCCTGTCGCCCAGCGCGGAGGCCTTCGACGCCCTGGCCAACATCGTCAACATGGTGGGCCTGACCGTCCAGCACGATCCGGCCTTCCTCCAGCAATACCTGTTGATCAACGGCGCGGCGCGGACCATGAACCAGATAGGCGCCAAGGTCGAGGCTGGGATTGCGCTGCGCGACCACGAAATCGCCTCCCTGACGATCGCCGTCAGCGCGATCGATGACATCCTGCCGCGCATTGACGTCGCGCGGCTCTACATCAATGAACAGATCGCCGTCGCCCTCGTTCGGGCGGGGCAGACCCAAGGAGCCCAGCCATGCCCTACGACCCGATGAACCAAGTCCACCCCGGCCCGCTGGAGGGCATCGACCGCATCCCCTCCGACGCCACCCAGGCCCGCACGGGCAACACCGAGCGCGAGCAGGAAACGTGGTTCGCCGGCGTCGAGGAAGGCCAGCGACGGACGGAACATAACGCGGCGGTGCGTAGGTCGGCCGACGGCTGGAAGCTGGTACCGATTGAGCCTACTGCTGAAATGTGGGCCGCCGTTAGCAAGCTGGACGACGAAATGGCCGCGGGCGCCTATGACGGCAAAGGCGCGTCCATCGAGCAGGTATGGAACTGCCTGGTGGAAACTGCGCCCGAATCCCCTCCCATCACCGTCGCCCTCGATCCCGACCCTCGCGGCGTGAGCGTAGGCGTGTGGCAGGGATCGCGCTGCATCTACTCCGGGGCGCATGCGGTGCCGGTAGCGCCTGGGGATGCGCAGGACGACATAGACGTATTGAACTGGCTCCAGATCGAAATCAGCGCCCTCAGTTGCCGGTACCTCGGAGATCCGTCCTATGACCACGACGCGTACTGGATGAGGGATCGCGTCCTAAAGCTGATCGACGACGCCCATAAGGCTTTCGCCGCTCCCGCTGCTGGCGATGCGCGGGATGCGGCGCGGTATCGCTGGCTGACGGGCGACTCCGATGGCAATGCGCAAGATGACCTGATTCAGTGGCTCGCGCGCACCGTGACGCCCAAACAGCAAATCGATGAGCGCATCGACGCCGCCATTGCCGCCCAGCAGGGCAACAAGACCGGCACGAACAGCGGACACGGCCACGTCTGGGACCGGCCGGACGGCCTCAAGGCGAGGTGTGGCGGCCCCGGTTTTTGCTCCCAATGCAGTCGCGATCAGGCAGCCCAGCAGGGCAAAGGGGGTGAGGTATGAGCCGCAGCGGATACGGCGATTGTGATGGTAGCGATCCCCTGGCGCACGGGCGCTGGCGCGGGATGGTGGCGAGCGCCTTGCGCGGCAAGCGAGGCCAGGAATTCCTGCGGGAGCTGGCGGCCAGTCTGGACGCCATGCCGGAAAAGCGGCTGATCGCGAATGAACTGAAGGCCGACGGCGAGTTTTGCACCCTCGGTGTGCTAGGTGCGGCCCGTGGCATCGACCTGGGAAAGCTCGACCCCGATGATTACGCCGGGGTCGCGGCGGAATTCGGAATCGCAGCGTGCATGGCTCAGGAAATCGTTTTCGAGAACGATGAGGCTTTTGATGAGTACGAGTGGATTGATATGGAAATCTGCGGCCCTGTGCGCCCGCACTACCCGGATTACGGCAGTCATCGCACCACTGTCCGAGTTGCGCATGACGATCCGCCGGCAATGCGGTGGCAGCACATGCGCGCGTGGGTGCAAGAGCAGATTGATCGCGCCGCCCAGCCCACCACCAGCGCAAAGGATCCCTCCCATGGACGGTAAGCGCTCCCTCTGGCTGGCCCTGCTGCTGGCCATCCTGTACGCCCCGCGCGCGATGTGGGGATGGATAAAGCGCTGCGGCAGCGGCAACCCCGCCGGTCCGAATGCGAGCCGGTGGGATGGAGATAAAGAATGACCACCCAGAACAACGCCGCCCAGCCCGTGCTGACGGATGACCAGATTGAACCCCTGGTGCGCAATGCAGCAGACGAGATCGAACGCCTGCGCCGCGCTTTGGAAGCTGAACGCGACCTGCGCGCCGAGCGAGAAAAGGCGGCAGACCCGAATTTCGTGATGACCGAATTGCGCGGCATCATCTGCGTGGCCGGAGATAGCCCCACGGTTATCGTCAGCGTCGAACGCATGCGTCTGTGGCTATCCAAGCTGCGCGCCCCTGTAGCCGAGCCCTGGCCCGTGGAAGAACAGCCGGACGGCACTGTTACCGCCGTAGAACCCGCTGAAATTCTGCTGGATCACGCGATGTATATCGCCCATGAACGTGAGCTTGAAGTCACCGGGCATACGCACGATAGCGAAGGCGCGGTGCGCCGCTTCAAAGCTGTCGTAGAACGTGCCCTGCTGCGCGCCCCTGTAGCCGATGAGCCGGTGCTGCCTCCGCTGCCGGAAGTCATGATGCGCACGGACTGGCTGCGCGGCTACGCCGACACGGCAGAGATGCAGGCCAAATCCTACAGCCACGGCACCATGCACAGCATCGCCAAGGCGCTCCGAGAAATCGCCGGCTGGTGCGACGCCCGAGTCGCCCTGGCAAGCGCCCCTGTAGCCGGGGAGGCGTCGGAACGCCTGGACGCGCCCGCGCAGGTGGGTGGAACGCGGTTCGGCAAGGGAATCCACTGGTCGACCGTCATCCGAGCAGCCCAGCAGCATCACCAGTACATGCAAGACCCTGCACGTGAAGCGGAGCGCATCGCCCAGGCCAAGCGATTCCAGGCGTTTGTGGCTGGCGATGCCGCGCCCCAGGCCAGCTCTGTAGCCGGGGAGGCTGCCGGCGAAATCGTGCTGTTCGGTAGTGACTTGAAGGAGGTTTCGTGGCGTGACGGGAAAATGCCACCGGCTGGAACCAAGCTCTATGCCGCGCCCCAGGCCCCAGCTGGATGGCGTTGGACGCTGCACCCGGCAGGGCTGCATCCTGATGTGTATGCGGCAGCAGCGGCTCATACCAGCGACGAGGCGCGCAATGCGGCGCTGGAGGAAGCGGCGCATTTGATGGAGCAGACGGGCAAGCGCATCGCAGCATCTGATATCCGCGCCCTCAAGTCCACCCCCGCGCCCACGGCAGTAGAGGGCAGCGAGGATGACATGCTGACCATCGCTTACCTCGCAGGAGCGCAGGCAGAGAAGGAACGCGCCGCCCTGGCCGCGCAACCGGGAGCTATTCGAAATCCTCTAATAGCTGAGCCATCCGGAAACCCCGGAGAGCTGGATTGCGCCGCCCTGGCCGCGCGCAAGGAGGGGGACGGCAATGCGAACTGACCGCGAACTGTTGGAGCTGGCGGCAAAGGCAGCCGGGTTGGATATCTCCTGGAGCGAGCGGCTGGAGTGCGCCGAGACCTGGCGAGATGGGGAAAAGATCAAGCGATTCTGGCAGCCACACCGTGATGATGGCGATGCGCTGCGGCTACGAAACGCCTTGCAAGCGACCATTATTGATGAGGGCGACAAGGTTTACGTCGAGATAGCCCGCTATCCGGCCGGAGCTGTCGTGCGAGAGCCGTATGAGCGAGATTTACCGGGCGGCTTCGCCAGTCAATCCAGCGTTGACGCAGCCACTCGCCGGGCCATCGTTCGCGCCGCCGCCGAGATCGGCGCCAAGATGCAGGAGGCCGGCAATGGCTGATCTGCACTTGGCCCTCAAGGGCGAATACTTCGACGCCATCAAGGCCGGCACCAAGACCGAGGAATATCGGCTCTGTACGCCTTACTGGAAAAAGCGCCTCGCAAATCACTTCGCGCCGTACGACCGCATAGTGCTGACCCGCGGCTACCCGCCCAAGGGCGATGAGTCGCGCCGGCTGGTGCTGCCCTGGCGAGGGTACGCGATCAAGTCGATCACGCACCCGCACTTCGGGCCGGATCCGGTGATGGTCTACGCGATCAAGGTTGCGCAGGAGGACGGCAATGCCTGACCTGCCCTACCTCGCCCTGCTGGGCATCGCCCTGGGCGCCGTCGTGGCGCTCGCCCTGGCTCTGCACCGCTGGCTGAGCCGAGAAATCGAAAAGGAAGAACGGGAGGAACGATGACCTACCCTGAAGCAATTTTTGGATGTGTAGCAGTTGTAGCCATCTGCTGGTTACTGTCCCAGCTTTTCAAGGATGACGGTTCTGACAACGATGACTGAGACTGCCCAACGACTGATAGACACCACTCGCAAGTATTGGATGCCCGCCTAGCGCGGGCTTTGTTTTGGAGAACAGGAATGTATATCGGCAAATGCAGCCGCTGCGGCGGCGATGTTGATCTGCCTGATAACTGGTTCGGTGTTCAGCGCGCCCGGGCTACCTGCACCAGTTGTCACGCAGTTTCAGCTGACGATTTCCATAAGGTCATACCTATGGAGCCGTCACCTGCGGAACGCGCCGAACGCCGCGAGCTGTACCAGCACTACATCCAAGATGCTGACAAGGCTGTTACACCGCGTTGGCCTTGGCTCACCAACAAGACCCGTTAAGGCTTTGTTTTGGAGGCGATATGTTGAGCGCTGATGAGGCTGCGTCCGTCCTGGGGGTGGCAAAACGCACCGTCTATGATCTAGCCGCGCCGGCCGGGCCAATCCCCTGTCATCGTATTGGCCGCCGGCTCCTCTTTTCCCGTGAAGATCTCGCGGAGTACCTTACGTCATGCCGATTTACAGAGACAAAGCGCGCGGTTGCCTCGTATTTGAATTCGACCGTTTCATTGAAGGCAAGCGAGTCCGGGCTAGAAAGCTACTTCCGAAGACGTGGACACGAGCCCAGGCTGACGCCTACGACCGGCAAGAATGTGCACGACTCTACGCCGTTGCGTCTGGTGTCCAGCGGCCGGCGTTCCTGATCGAGGATGCTGTAACGGTTTACTTGAAGGAGAAAGCCCCTACGCTTAAGTCAGGCGCTGGCATCGAGGCCGAGCTGGCGTTGATGTTCTGGGCATATAAGGGCAAGCCAATGGACGCGCTGTCAGACGTATGCAGGGAGTATGGTGAAAAGGCACGCAAGCAGAACGGCGAAGCACTCGCACCCGCTACCCTGCGCAATAGAATCCGGTACCTGACTAGCGCATGTCGCTATGGGTGGAAGCGCCACGGCATGCACGACCGTGATCCGGCTGAACGGGTGGCCGCCCCAGAGGTCAGGAACGAACGTAGGCACTTCGTGAACCGAGCCGAGATGCTGGCCATAGCCAAGGCCTGTAAATGCCGCCGTGCGCGAGCTGCTATCCGCATTGCCTTCTACAGCGGAATGCGGCTGAGCGAAATCCTAGAGGCTGAACGCCTGGACGGGATGTTCGTCTTAGCCGACACCAAGAACGGGGATCCGAGGCACATACCGATGCACCCGAAGATCCGCGCGGCGGCTACGGTAGACCCGCGCAACAAGTGGAATGTGTCCAAGGAATTTAAGGCCGCGGCTATCGCTGTTGGCATGGGCCATCTGCGTTTTCATGACCTGCGCCACAGCGCCGCCAGTGCCATGATCAATGCGAAGGTGGATCTGTACACTGTAGGCGCAGTGCTGGGCCATCGGTCAGCACAGAGCACAAAGCGCTACGCCCACTTGGCCACGGACAGTTTGCGGGACGCGCTGGTGAGAATCGGAGCTACCAAGAAACCTGTCAAAAAATCCCCCACCACAAAAAGAAAAAGGGCTGCGTGATAACACGCAACCCCTTGATTTAATTGGTGGGTCGTGCGCGACTCGAACGCGCGACCAACGGATTAAAAGTCCGCTGCTCTACCAACTGAGCTAACGACCCGACCGAAGCCAGGAATTATGACGGATTTCCAGCCCTGTGTCAAAATCGGCCGGGTGCAAAAGCCAAGCCGCCCGAGGGCGGATTGGCGGGATGCGGGCCCGGCCACCGCCGGACGCGTGCTGCCGAGGCTTACCAGGCGGCGACCACGGCGCCCTTGTACTTGCCGAGGATGAACTCCTTGACCGGCGCGCTCTGGTAGATGGAAACCAGCTTGCGCAGGTCGGCGCGGTCCTTGTCCTGCTCGCGCACCACCAGAACGTTGGCATAGGGCGACTCGGCCGATTCGCGCACCAGCGCATCCTTGCTCGGATCCAGGCCGGCTTCCAGCGCGAAATTGGTGTTCACGGCGGAAGCGTCGGTGTCGTCCAGCGAGCGCGGCAGTTGGGCGGCGTCCAGTTCGATGAAGCGCAGCTTGCGCGGATTCTCCACCACATCGATCGGCGTGGCCTTCAGGCCGGCTTCCGGACGCAACTTGATCAGGCCATGCTCCTGCAAGAGCAGCAAGGCGCGCCCGCCGTTGGTGGGATCGTTGGGGATGCCGATGCGCGCGCCGTCCTTCAGCTCGTTCAGGTTCTTGACCTTCTTGCTGTAGACGCCGATGGGGAAGATCACGGTCTTGGCGATGCTGACCAGCTTGTAGCCGCGGTCGGCATTGGCGTTGTCCAGGTACGGCTGGTGCTGGTAGCTGTTGGCGTCGAGGTCGCCGGACGCCAGCGCCACGTTGGGCTGCACGTAGTCCGAGAACTCGATGACCTGGATATTCAGGCCCTGCTTGGCGGCCTCCTGCTTGACCACCTCGAAGATCTGCGCGTGCGGACCGGCGGTCACGCCGATCTTCAGCGGCTTGTCCTGCGCCAGCGCAGGCTGCGCAAACACGGCGGCGCCCAGGGCGAACGCGGCGAGGGTTTTCAGGAACTTGGTGCTCAT